TCTACCTCGCGGGCGACCGGGTCGAGCCCAGCGCTTACACCGTCGATCCCGCTAACTCGCGGATAACGCTGACAACTCCCGCCACACTGAACGAAGTCGTGATCTTCGACTTCCTCGACCCGATGATGGAGTTCCTGGCCGGGATCACGCTCATCGACTTCACCCCAGCGCCCGACGGGACGAACAAGGTCTTCAACCTGTTCGTGCATGGCGGTTCGACGCCGGCCGCCGTCGTCAGGTCCGAAGACCTTGAGGTCTCCGTCGATGGCGTCGTGCAAGAACCCATCATCTCGTACAGCGCCTATTCAAGCCAGATGACGCTTGTAGATGCACCGCGTGCCGACAGCGCCATGTTCGTCGTCTGGTTCGGTCCGACAGTCGGGGGGTCTGGCGGCGGAACAGGGGGTTCAGGCACGCCCTCGGACGCTGCGCCTTTCATGGACGGCGTCGCTTCGCCTGGTGTGCTCACCGCGTACTCGCGGGGCGATCACAGACACCCCTCGGACACTTCGCGCCTGGCCCTCGCGGGAGGCACGCTCACCGGGCCGCTTCTTCTCGCGGCAGATCCAACGCTCGCGGCCGGCGCGGCGACCAAGAACTACGTGGACACGCACACCACTGGAGGAGGCAGCGGCGTCGGCGAAGCGCCCAACGACGGAGCCTACTACTCAAGGCGCAACCTGGCCTGGGCCGCGCAGCCGCCGGGCTTCGCCGACGCGCCGAACGACAGCGTCTACTACATGCGCAGGAATTCCGCCTGGGCCGCGCAGCCGCCGATCACCTACGCCAGTTTGCCGGCCGAAGTGCAGCAAGTCCCGATCTGCTTCCCCTTTGCCGGTAAGCCGCCGGGCGTCGGCGTCGTCAACATCCCGATGACGATGGCGCTGACCATTCCGGCCGGCCTCAACGGCACCGTGGTCTATTTCGGCACGCTGCCGACGGGGAGCACGACCTTCACTCTCAACAAGATCTCAGGCGGAACGACCACGACTATCGGCTCGATCAGCGTCACCAGCGCCTCGCACACCTCGGGCTCGGTGTCTGGCTCCGGTGGGTCGTTGGCGATTGGAGACACGCTTCAGATCCTCACGCCCGCGCAGGACGCCACCCTCGCCGATCTCGGCATCACCATCGCCGCGATGAGGGTCTGATGACGCAGTGGACCTTCGGCGACAGCTTCGATCTCTACGTTGGGACCGGCGACATGGTGCCCGGCTATTGGGAGAACCCGGTCAACATTGGCGGCTTCAACTTCGGCGCGGCGGGCAGCGGCAACCAGGGAAGGTTCGGCGGCAACACGCTCTTGATGGCGAACAGTGCCTGTTCGATGGAGAAGAGCAGCGGGGTCAACAACGCCATCCATCACATCGTCTGTGTCTTCGACCAGACTTACGCGCCTATCGTCAGCGGCGGCACCAGTTTTTACTTCTCGCTCTACGACGGTGCGACGCCGCAATGCACGATCTGCTTCGACATCAACGGCGTGATCATCTTTCGCTCGGGCGGTCCGGCCGGAACGATCTTGGCGACTTACGACTACGGCCTGATCACCAGTACGTGGATCGGCTTCGAATTCGAAGTGGTGATCAACAACACGGTGGGCTCTTTTCGAGCGCGCAAGAACGGCGCGGGCACCGACAGCTTCGTTGCGACGGGTCTGAACACCCGCGTCACCGCCAACAACTACGCCAGTATGCTGCGCTGGGGCGGCGGGGGCTTCGGCAGCTTCTTTCAGTACATGGATCAGGTCTTGTGGCGCTCCGACGTGTCTGGCGTGGCGTGGATGGGCGATCTGCGCTGCTATTCGCGCATGCCGGCCGTCGATGTGCAGAAGCAGTTCACCGGGCTCCCGACCTCGGTAAGCGCTTACGTCAGCTACTCGGCTAGCTGGACCGGCAATTTCACCGGCAACGTCGTCCGAGTGACCGGCCCCTTCACAATGCCGGCGAGCGGCACGCTGACCGCGTTGATCAACGTCTTTGCGGCACCCTTCACCGGGCGCACCCGGATGGCGATCTACGACAGCAACGGCGTCGCCGGGGGCCCCGGCAACCTGATTGCCGAGACGCTTGAAGTCGTCAATCCGAACGGAGCAGCGGGCAACACCACGGTTACTAACTACCCGATTGTCGGTAGCCCGCAAATGGTGAAAAATCAGATTTATTGGGTGGGGCTGTGGACTGACGGCACCATCGTCACCACCGGCAATTCCATCGGCTCGATTTACGCTCTCAACTTAGCCTATTCGAGCACCGCGTTTCCTGCCTCGATGGCTGCATCCGTCACTGTCGGCGGCATCTTCTCGGGTAATTTCGGCGTCGTCGTCGCCGCCAACAATTCGAGCGCCGTCGCCGAATTGCAGCAAGACAAGCTGACTTCTTACGTCTTCGACAGCAACGTCAACGACGCCGATCTCTACACGTCGGCTCCGTTGCCCACCACGCCGGTTATCGTCATCGCCACCACGCTGCGCGGCTTCATGCTCAAGTCGGACACCGGGGTGCGCTCCGCGAGCGTTCAGATGCAATCCGGGCCGACGCTGGTGGCGACGCCGACGCTGGCGCTCAATCAGACAACCTGGCAGTGGGCCTGGCGCACCGACAGCATTGACCCCAACACGGGCGCAGCGTGGACGGCGGGCGGCGTGGACGCGCTCCAGTTCGGCCCGAAGGTGGTGGCATGACCACCACTCTCAATCCAGCCGACAAGAGCGCCGGGATCACCCTCTCGGGCAGCAACCTCGTCGCCACCAACAACAGCAACACGATCAGTGGCGTCCGCGCTCTCGACAAGCAGGCTCAAGGAAAGTTTTATTGGGAAACGACCCTCGGCCCCTTCACCCACGCCAACGACGCGATCAGCCTCGCGAATTACTCCGTCTCGCTCACTCAAGTCTTGAGCAGCGCGGGCGCAGGCACTGGCGTGATCGGGGTGATGGCGAACAACCCCAGCGGCAGCAACGGCGCGGTTCACTATGACGGGGCGTACCAATTTTCGCTTGGCGGGCTCACTTCGGGCGCGACGATCTGCGTCGCCGCCGATCTCACCGGGCAGAAAGTCTGGCTCAAGCAAATCGGCGCACGCGGATGGTGGAACAGCGTTTTCACCAATGATCCGGCGGCGTCCATAGGCGGCGCGAATTGCGCCGCCGTCACGCCCGTGGATGTGGTCCCGTTCGTCGGCTTCACCACCAGTGGCGACAGCGTGACCGTCAACTTCGGCACGACTGCCTTCGTCTCGCCCGCGCCCAGCGGCTTTGTCGGCTGGCCCAAAACCGGAGGCGGCTTCTCGACATGGAGCACAACTGACAAGACGAACACCACGCTCACCAACGGCAACCTGACGGCGACGGCGACCGGATCGGGGTTCATTCGCGCCGCCGACAAGCAATTGCCCGCCGCCGGCAAATTCTACTGGGAAGTCACCGTCGCCAAGCTGTCGGGCAACGGCGGCATTGGCTTCTGCCCGTCCGCGCTCGCGGCCCCCGCGTACAACAACCAGACATGCTTCCACATCAATAGCAGTGGCAGCCTCTACATGAACGGCGGCATCTCCGTCAGTAATCTCGTGCCTATCGTGGCGGGCTGCACGCTGGGCATCGCCGTCGATCTCGTCGCCAACAAAGTCTGGTTCCGCAACACGCTTGCCAGCTACTGGAACGGCGTCGCCACGGCAGACCCGGCGGCCGGCGTCGGCGGCATCGCGGTGCCGAGTGTCGGACAGCCCTTCGTCGTTGCGCCGCTGATCTCGCTTCAGAACACCAACGACGCCGTGACCGCCAATTTCGGCGCGAGCGCCTTCGTCGGCGCGGTCCCGGCTGGCTTCACCTCCGGTTGGTCGAGCACAGGCGTCCCCGGGGCCACCAACGTGATCGCGACCCAGATTTCAGTCGAGGAGTGGGTTCGCAACATCGGCACAACCGCCATCGTGACGCAGATCGCGATTGAGGAGTGGGCGTCGGTTGCTTCGGTGCCGCCGCCCGTCGTCGGCGGCGGCGCGCAGACGCGAGCGATGGTGATGGCATGAACCGGGTTCAGCACTTCCGCGCCACGGCGACCGGCACCAGCCCGCAATACGGCACGCTTGAAGTCGGCGAACTGTGGCTCAACCTCGCTGACTTCCAGCTTGGCTTCATCGACAGTTTGAAAGCCGCGCAGAAGCTGCTCGCAGTGCGCTTCTTCGCGACTTCTGCGAACTACGCTCTCGGTGATTTCGTCGTCTTCAACAACACTCTTTGGAGCGCCAACGGCGCGATCACGGCCGGCGCGTTCAACCCCAGCCAGTGGACACCGCTCGGCGGCGGCGGCAGTGGCGGGGGCGGTGGCGGGGGCGGCGACTTCCTCCCCCTGGCCGGCGGCACCATGACGGGCCCGCTGATCCTCGCGCACAACCCGGCGCTACTGCTTGAGGCGGCCACCAAGGGCTACGTCGATGGCCTGATCGGCGGGGGAGGTTCAGGCGGGCCCTACCTCCCGCTCGCGGGCGGGACGCTGACCGGCGACCTCACGTTGTTCCGTGATCCGACGACGCCCTTCGGCGCAGCCACCAAGGGCTACGTTGACGCGCACAGCGGAGGTGGTGCCGGCGCTTATCTCCCGCTCGCAGGCGGGACGATGACCGGCCCGATTGTGCTCGCGGCAGATCCCTCGGCTCCCTCGCAGGCCGCCAACAAGCACTACGTGGACACTGCTATCGCAGGAGGCGGCGGCGTCGCCGGAAATTGCCCGACGGGCGCGATCCTCGACTTCGCGGCCGTGTCTGCGCCGGCCGGCTGGCTCAAGTGCGACGGCTCGGCCTATCTCTCGACCGACCCGCTGTATGTGAACCTCTTCAACGTCATCGGCACCGCGTTCGGCAGCGCCCCGGGCGGCTACTTCAAGGTGCCGGATCTTCGCAACCGAGTGACTGCCGGCGCGGGCCAGACTTACACCCTCGGCAATATCGGCGGCGCGGCCAGCGTCGTTCTCAGCGTCGCGCAACTGGCGGCGCACAAGCACACAGACACCACTGGCCACATTCACACGGTCTACCAGGATCAGCATCGCCATGCCCTCGTTGGCAACACGACCGCCGTCGGCGTCGTCTCGGGCACCGATCCAACTTTCCAATTGATCGACGCGCCGGGGCCCACCGCCGGGCTCATCGACTTCTCTGGCGTCACCACCGACTACCAGACACCGACCGTCTACTGCCAGCTTGGCTACTCCGTCGTGGACAACGCCGGAAGCTCGCAGGCGCACGAAAACATGCCGCCATACATGGCGCTCACCAAGATCATCAAGCTGTGAAAATGCTGCTCGCTCTCTCTTTCGCATTCGTGCTCGCCGGCTGTCAGCGGTTGCTGGAGAACCTCCCGCCGTTGGCTCCCGGTCAGACTGAGGTCATCGAGCCCAACGGCGCGGTCGAGATCTTCAGCCCCGCATCTGGCCAAACCGAGATCATCGAGCCCAACGGCGCGGTCGAAATCGTCGAGCCAGGACACGACGAGCAGTGCTTCGTTCGCGCTCGGCACTTCACCGGATTGGTGCAGAAGTCATGCTCCGCTGTCGCGCACGAAACGAGATGAGGAACACGCCATGAGCCCGCTCGGTCTTATCCTTGTCGTCATACTGATCCTAATCCTGTTCGGCGGCGTCGGCGGGCCCTACGTCGGCGCGCCGTGGACCTATGGCTACGGCTACGGCCACGGCCCGGTGGGCGTCATTGGGGTCGTTCTGGTCATCATACTAATCCTGCTCGCTTTGGGCCGGATCTAAAGGAGGAAAGCCATGCAACCATATCTCGCTTTGATTACGCCGTTGGCGGGGGGACACCCCGACAACACGCTGCCCGGAGACCAGCCCTACCCGGATCAGGGCTTGCCCGGGCGTCAGCCTCGGCCGCCGCACGTATCGCATCCGATTGCACCGGGCGGCCGTCCGGTCGATCCGGGTTGGGGTATCCCCGAAGGTGGCCACGTCTCGCCGCCGATCTATATCCCCGGCGCTCCTCCAGGCGCTCCGGGCTCGCCTTCGCACCCGATCTACATCGGCGGCGGTCCCGTCGATCCGGGCTACGGCATTCCCATCGAGTGGCCGAGCCACCCGTGGGTGCCGCCGTCTGGCAACGAGATCCCGCCGCCGCCCGAGGAGATCTCCAACTCCTACGTCAAGGCGGTTTGGAACCCGGTCAAGGAAGAGTGGCGCATCACGGTCAGCGACGACACCGTCGCCACGCCGAAGCGCTAATCGCAGACACGAGTGAAGGAGTTCTGACATGCCTCTCATCCCCGGCGGCGGAATGCCCCCCGGTCCTCCACCTCCTGGGGGTGGGGCCGGCATCAGTGGTCTCCTCGCAAGTCTGGCGGCGTCCCACGGGGCTCCCGCCAGCTTGACTATGCACCCCGGCGGCGGTGGTGGCGGGCCGCCTATGGGCGGCGGTATGCCGCCTATGGGAGGCGGTGGGGGTGGGCCCCCCGCCATGCCGCCTATGGCCGGCGGTGGCGGCCCTCCCGGTCTTCCCCCGATGGGCGCAGGCCCACCGGGCGGCGGCCCGCCGGGCTTGGGCGCGCCTCCTCCTCCCGGTATGCGCCCGCCCGGCGCGGGATCGCCGGGGCAGGCGATGGGACGCCCGCCAGGACCACCACGCCCGAAGTCGCCCGTCGGCAAGAAGCCGCCAGGCAAAGGCGTCGGCAAGATCAAGCAGACACCCGTCAGGGTCTCTTAAGAGGGTTCGAACATGCCCGATCCGACCTCCTACGCGTGGGCGGCGATCCTGAACAACGCGGTGGCTATCGGCGAAGCCGCGACGATTAAGACGCCCGGTTTCGTCGATCCGCAGAACTACGATGTGCCGAACGCGCAAGTCGTCTACGGCGGCGAAGTGCTCCAACCGGGCGAGTTCACCGCCACCTGGGCCTCGGATTGGACCAGTGTCTCCATCCTCAACAATTCCGACGAGGAGTGGCCGCCGGCCGATCACATCGCGATTGCGGTGGCCGGCATCCCGTTCGACCCAGCCAACCTTGAAGCGACTTTCGCCGCGATGCAGGCCAGCATCGCGGCGCTGGAAGTTGTGAACGACAGCCAGGACCAGCGTCTCGACGCGCTGGAAGCGGGAGGGGGTTCTGTCGGGCCGGCAGGACCGGAGGGGCCAGCCGGGCCAGCCGGGCCGCCAGGGCCGCAGGGAGACCCAGGCGTGACCGGCACGACCGGCGCGCAGGGACCGCCTGGCGGCGTCGGCGCGCAGGGACCGCCTGGCGGCGTCGGCGCGCAGGGGCCGACAGGACCGACCGGCCCGGCGGGACCGACCAAGGTATCTGTGCAGGCTGGGAACCTCGCGGTGCTCGGCTCCGATAGCCTCACTTATGTGGGGACCGACAACTCGCGCTACGCCGCGTCGAACCCGAGCGCTTTTCAGACCTTGTCGCAAGTCAACGCGGCGACGACGCGGATCAACGTGGTGCCGACTGCGCCATGCTGTTCGATCACCGCCTCGGCGGCGCAGGCTCTCACTTCCGGCACGCCCGCCAAGATCAAGTTCGACACCGCCGAGTTCGATGTCACCAACGCTTTCAGCCTCGCCAACAACCGCTTCTCGCCGAGCGTTCCCGGCTACTATCAAGTCAACTCGGGGTGCGGCTTGGCGGGCCAGGTCAACACGCTCTATGCCGCGATCTACAAGAATGGGGTCGAGTATCGGCGCGGCGAGACGGGTTCGAACACCACCAACGCCCGTCTGTCGATCATCGTGCATCTCAACGGCACCACCGACTACGTCGAGGGCTTCATCGCCGCTGGGGCCGCCGGCAACACCGCGATCACCCCGACAGTGACCGCATTCAGCGCCGCTCTAGTACAGGCGGCGGCCAATTGAGCGAACTTCAGAACCTCCTTCAACGCCGCAAAGCCGCGATTTTGGCTCGCGACGACATGATTGCGTTCGCCAGGTACATGATGCCGATCCCAGACACGCCCGACGACGTGTCTGTGAGCCTCTATCGGCCGGCGAGACACCATTTGGTGCTCGGAGCCGCACTAGAAGAGGTCGAAAAGGGCAAGATCAAGCGCCTTCAGGTCACGATGCCGCCCCGGCACGGCAAGACCAAGCTCTCAAGCCACATGTTCCCGGCCTGGTACGTCGGTAGACACCCTGAAAAGTCGATAATCGTCGCGACTTACAGCGAAAAGTTTGCCTGGGATCATGGTCGGGCCGTCCGCGACCTGATCGAGAACCCACTTTACGCTCAAGTCTTCCCAAAAACGCGCCTGAAGGCCGGTTCGGCCTCGATGGACCGCCTGGAGACGGAGCAAGGGGGCATTCTCTTCTTTCTCGGGCGCGGATCGGGGGTGACGGGTCGCGGAGCCGACGTAATTCTCCTCGACGACCCCACCAAGGACCGAAAAGAGGCCGACAGCCCGACAATTCGCGAAGATGTCTGGAAATGGTACGCCCAGGTGCTCCAATCGCGCCTGATGACCAAGGATGGGGCGATTGTGCTCATCCAGACACGCTGGCACGACGACGATATGGTCGGGCGGCTCACCGACCCGCAAAATCCCTGCTACTCGGATGGCGAAGCCCAGAAATGGCGGGTGATCGACATGCCCGCGATTGCGCGCGAGAAGGATGTCCTAGGCCGCAAACCTGGCGAGGCCCTGTGGCCCGAGCGGTTCGACCGCGAATACCTCGATAATCTGCGCGAGACCGACATTCGCGGCTTCCAGGCCCTTTATCAGGGGCGTCCTACCCCTGACGAGGGCAGCTTCTTCAAAGCCGTCTCGCTGCGCACCTACGCCCGCGTCCGCGACATGCCGAGCAAAGACAAGTTGAGGTTCTATGGCGCGTCCGATCACGCTGTGAGCCTGGAGCAGGGCCGCGACAAAACCTGTCTGATGGTGATCGGCGTCGATGACCGCGACGACATCTGGGTGCAGCCCGACATCTTCTGGCAGCAAGCCGACACCGAGACCGTGGTCAAGCGCATGGTGGCGCTGATGGCGGCCTACGGCCCGTTGTTCTGGTGGGCCGAGAAGGGGCATATCTCCAAATCCATAGGCCCGTTCCTGCGCAAGCGCATGCTGGAACAGCGCGTCTTCGTCACCATCGACGAGATCACTCCCGTAGCAGACAAGCAGACACGGGCGCAGAGCATCCAAGCTCGAATGTCGATGGCCAAAGTCATTTTCCCTGGCTTCGCCCGATGGTGGGCCGAGGCGCACGACCAGTTGCTGAAGTTCCCGCAAGGGAGCCACGACGACTTCGTAGACACGCTCTCTTTGTTCGGCATGGGGCTCTATCGCCAGCGCGGCCGCAAGCTCGCGCCGAAGGTAGACACCGGGCCCAAATTTGGAACTTTCGCCTGGGTGATCGAGGACGCCAAGCGCGAGCGCAAGCGTGAAAAGGCCAACCTAGAAACAGGAGGGTGGTGATGGCTCTGCAAGACACTGATCCGCTCGCGCAGGCCTTCGCCGATCAGCCGGGCGGCGTTCCGCTCGAAACTCTGTTCGGGATCGAGAAACAGAACGAAGACTTGCTGGAGCGCGAGCGTCCCGATCCGCCCGAGCCGCGCAAGCAACTGGTCGAGCAGTGGTCGAGCAAGATCAAGCGCGCCAAGAAATACTGGCAACCCATTTACGACCGGATGAAGGCCGATCAGGATTTCGCGGCCGGGTATCAATGGTCGAAGGAGGAGAAAGACGACAGGTACGTGGCAAACCTGACCCTGCGCATCATCGCCCAGCGGGTCGCTTTCTTTTACGCCAAGAACCCCAAGTTCGACGTGCGCCGCCGCGCTCGGATCTTGAACACCGTCTGGGACGGCGACCAGGCGACGCTGATGGCTTTGCAACAAGCCGCCGCGCAAGTGTCGCAGCAAGTGGCGATGGGCGTCATGGACCCGATGGCGGCGCAGCAAGCGCAGCAAGCGTCGATGCCGATCATTCAGGACGCCGCCCGGGTCAAGCAGGAGGAAGAGCAACTCGGCAAGATTGGAAAAACGCTTGAACTTTTGTTCAGAGCCAACGTCGAACAGGCGACGCACGACTTCAAAGCAATGATGAAGATGACGGTGCGGCGCGCCTCGACCACGGGCGTCGGCTACGTGAAAGTCGGCTTTGAACGCGTGATGCAGAAGAAGCCCGACATCGAGCAGCGCATCGCCGACATCTCCAATCGCATGTCCACGCTAGAGCGTATCAGCGCCGACATCCATGACGATCAGACCGACGAGAACGGCCCCGAGGCCGAACAGCTAAGGCTTATGCTCAACGACCTCAAGAGCCAGATGCAAGTCGTGGTCCGCGAGGGTCTGACCTTCGACTATCCAATGTCCACGTCCATCATCCCCGATCCGAAGCTCATATCGTTGCGGGAGTTCTTGGGCGCGGATTGGGTCGCCGAGGAATACATCCTCAGTCCGAATGACGTTAAGGAGATTTACGAGGTCGATGTCGGCAAGTCCTACAACGCCTATAAGGGCGTCGATGACGCAGTCACGGTCACGTCGCGGCAAGGGTTCGTCGTACTGCAAGACAAGACCTCCAAGACCGAGGTGCGCGAGGGCAACGACGGGCGTTCTTGCTGTGTCTGGGAAGTCTACAATCGCAAGGATGGTCTGGTCTACACGCTTTGCGATGGGTATCCAGACTTCCTGCGCGAGCCGGCCTCGCCAGAGGTCTACACCGACCGCTTTTGGCCGTGGTGGCCGCTCACCCTGAACGAGACCGATCACGAGGCGATGGTGTTCCCGCCGTCCGACGTGAAGTTAATCCGTGACATGCAAATGGATTACAATCGCGGCCGGCAGGGCATCCGCGAGCACAGACGCGCAGCGCGACCGAAGACTGTGGTCGCGGCCGGCATGGTCGATCAAGAAGACCTGGAGAAGCTGTCGAACCACCCCGACAACGCGATCATCGAACTCAACGGGCTTCAACCAGGGCAGAAGGTCGAAGATCTGCTTCAGGCGTTCAGGGGCCCGCCTATCGATCCCAACCTGTACGAAGTCGAACAGACCTTCACCGACATGATGCGCGTGTCTGGCATTCAGGACGCGAACATCGGGGCCACGGGGGGTTCACCTTCGGCGACACAGTCGAACATCGCTGAAGCGTCGCGAGCGACAGCGATGGGCTCCAACATCGACGACATCGATGATCTGTTGTCTGGGATCGCCCGCACAGGGAGCCAGATCCTCCTGCAAGAGTGCAGCGCAGACACCGTCAAGCGCATCGTCGGCGAAGGCGCGATGTGGCCTGACATGTCACGCCAACAGATTTCCGACGAGCTTTGGCTTCAGATCGAGGCGGGCTCGACAGGGCGTCCCAACCAGGCGCAGGAGATCGCCAACGCCGAGCGGCTCTTCCCGTTGTTGCTTCAGATCCCCGGGATCAAGCCTGAGTGGTTGGCAAAAGAACTCATCAAGCGTCTCGACGACAAGCTCGATATTACCAACGCTTTCCAGAGCATGTTGCCGTCGATCATTGCGATGAACGGTATGGCCTCGCGCCTTGGTGCAGGGCCAGAAGGCCCCGGCGGGCCTATGGACATGCCGGGTGCGGGCCCGGCGCAGGGGCCTGCCGGGGCTGCTAACGCGCCGCAGGGCGCTCCTCCTGGCGCGCAGCGCCCAGGCGATCAGACCGGGCGTCCTCCCCCGCCCAACCCGATGCCTGGGCCTGGCGGCCCACCGCCAGGAGGCCATCCTATTGCGTGATTTCGTGTCTAGCGCTACTAATCACAGACACCGGGGCCCGCACTCCGTGCGGAGACCGTGACGTTTATGGCAGATCCGTCCACTGCCGACCCCGGCTTGGAGCACGATGGACCCTTAGACACGGGTTCAACCGAGCACGCCCAGGCACAGACTACCGACGCAAGCGCGCCCTCGTCAGGCGCTGAGAAGAGCGAGACAAAGGAGACCCTTCTTGAAGCGGTGTTGAAGGCGGTCAAGCCCGCTGAAGACGCCGAAGAAGGAGAGGGCCTCGCCGGGACTTCGCCACCCTCGGAGCACGCGCCTACCGGACCCGACGCCAAAGGCGAAGGGGACAAGACCGACCTCTCTCACGACCCGACTTCTGAAGAACTCGCGGGCTACAACCAGCGCACGCGGGCTCGGATCGAGAAGCTTCTGGGAGAACGCAACTCTTTTCGCACCGAAGCGGAAGTCACGCAGACACTGCGCAACTTCCTCGTCACGAACGACATCGCTCGTGAGGACTTCCAGTTAACGCTGGATTTGGCGGCGGCCATGCGGAGAGGCGACTTCAAGTCATTCCTTGAGGGCGTCGGACCCTATGTCCAACTAGCCACGCAAGCGATGGGCATCACGCTGCCTCAAGACCTCCAAGCGGAGGTTACGGCGCAGAAGATGACGTTCGATACGGCCGCCCAAATGTCTCGCGACAGGTATGCGAGGGCCCTCGCCGAGCAGCGCGCAACCCGCGCCACTCAGATAGCGTCAACGCAAACTTCCACCGCGCAGTCACAGCATCTTCAGCGATCCATCGAAAACACGGTGGCGAGTTGGGAGCAGGGCATCCGCCAGACCGACCCGGACTATGGGCGCAAGGAGGAGACTGTTCGTCAACTCCTTTGGTCGGTGGTGAACGAACAAGGTGTTCCGAAATCCCCGGAGCATGCTGTCGAGATCGCGAAGGAAGCTTATGC